ATACAACACTCGACCGGAGAAATTGAACGGGCCTTCAAGACCTTGACGAGGGCCATACTTAGTACGCATTTCATCCATTTGATACTTGTCAGCAACAACTTTGTAACCCATAAACAACTCCTAGTTCTCAGTGTCAATACAAGTATTGTAACACCAAATCCATTTATTGTCAAATTTTGGCTATATCAAACAAATTTAAATTTATCAACTCTTAAGTATTCGTTACCATCACGCAAGCTTTTTCTGTAGTTGCCGGCAATAGTCAACTCAGTATCATTCAATGTTTTATCCAATAACGAAATGAGTGGGTTATGTGGCTCGATACTAAAAGTCACTAGATTGTTAGATGAATCACTGAACCAGTATTCTTTGCGTTTGGCTCGTCTGTTGTTAACTGAAAGTTGTTTAATGAATTTCAATTGTTTAACAGTTACTACATGCAGGTCATTGATCCGTTTAACTTCTTTGTTATATTCAAATGACATTTTTTCAAATTCAACGTCATATTCATAAAACTCAGGCAAACGATATGCTAGCGGCAACATAGACTCTTTAAATGTTTTACCATCACTATGAATGAACGTGTTTAAGTCTTGTCGGAAAGGAGTAAGATTAATGTTCTTAAGCTTCCACACCATGATTTTCTTACTATAGTAATCACGGATAACATTAGCTTGTGCAATGTCATCCTCTGTTACTAGCCTAAACAATTCACTGTCTAACAGTTTAGTAATTGTAGGGTGTAATCCAGGTTCATCTCTAACTTTACGATATCGTGCCCAGCACACACTTAGTGCAAGAAGGTCTTGGCTGATTTCATAGACTTCATATTTTTTAACATTGCTATTAAGTCCTTCACGCAAAGTATTCCAATCAAGTTCAATGCCACTTGTAGAAGTTAAACCACTCGGTGAAATTGTATTCTGACTTGCGATTTGCCAATTGTTTGTGTAATTTACTGACATGATTATCCTATTGTAATATCTTCCATGCCTGCTGTACGCAAGCGAACAATGTGTCCCATCTGCCATTGTTTGGCTTCAAGACCCTTTAGTATGCCTAGCCATTTATTGCGTAGTAATGCAACTTCGTTAATCAATACTTCCATATCAATTACTTCATCTTCACCTTCTGCATACTTTTCAGCATCACGACTAGTCAATGCTCTATTATACGCTTCTAAATATTTTTGAAAATGTTTTCGGCGAATTTTCCGTAATTGAATGTTAAGATAGTTCAATACAGCTTCAATCTCTTGTAATTGGTTAAAACGATGTTCTGTAATACCGGGCAAAGCGGCAATGTTCTTTTCAACATTGCCGTAAATTTTTACATCTTGCTTTGCGCTTGTTATCTCTGCTTCATAGTGAGAGATAAAATCGGGTAGTACTGAAAGGTCCGCTGTTATGCGACTATACCAGTGTGCCATTTAATCCCAATCGTCAGTGTCTTCGTCATAATCTTCGTAGTCATCTTCAACATCATGTTGTTCAGCGTAACCCTTTAATGCAGTTAGGATTTCTTTATCTCCCCTAAATGCATCTTTAATATCATCTGCTTCATAATTATTATCAATTAGCAAATTTATTAACGTATCAGCCGCATCACTACGTTCATTTAAATCAATATGAGAACGCAGTGCGTCCCATATTTCAGCAGTAAAATCTAAACTCATTCTGTAACATCCTCCTCCGATGATACATTACTTATCTTTGTTGTTGATTTTTGTGAATACTCAGTCATAACTTTATCTAAGCATCCGTCTGTATTTGCTTCCCATGCTTTGCGAAACTTCTTAATGATTTCACCATCAAGTGTTGTATACACAAGACTGTTGCCTTCTTTCTTAACAAGTTCAGCCTTCTCAATCATATCTAATAGACCTGAGTAAGGGCTCATACCTGTTTCATAAGGAATCTTAACTTGTACAGATTCAAATGGTTTCGCATAACGAGTTTTCATAATCTTACATGCCGCACGAATACCTCGCACATCACTAATCTTATTACCATCTTCATCTTCTTTAAGTTTCAATTTCTTCATAGCAACAACAATACTTGATGCGTAAACAAAACCTTGACCGCCTGAGATTTTATCATCTGGATCAAACATATCTTGTGAAGCGTATGTGTGATTAGTAGCGACTAAGCCAACGTTGTGACTACCAAACATGTTAACACAGTTACGAACAAGTGATGTTAGTGCTTTAGGCTTACGACCCATATCACCTTTCATGTCACCTGCTTCAAACTGATTAACGTCAGTTGGTGTCAATAGCATACCAAGACTGTCAATAACAAACAATACTTTAGGCTTATCTGTTTCAGGTAGTGCTTTGTATGATTTCATAAATTCTGAAATTGTTTTAGCTACATCATCAATCATAGCCATATTCAATTTTAATAATTTATCTTCTGCGGTGTCTACATCTAATGCATGTAGCCATGCTTCATCCAATGCGTTTTCCGAGTCAATGAGAACTACATAGATGCCTTGTTGTTGTGCGTGTCTAACAAGGTTTCCTGAGCAGATGAATGATTTACCTGCTCCTGACTCTCCGGCAAAGACAGTAACTTTACCAAGAGGAACGCCTTTATTAAAGTCGCCGCTAATGAGATAATTGAGAGCATAATTTCCTGTCGAGATCCAATCAGTAGGATCATTAAATCCTATTGATAGACCTTCAATACTTTTTGTAATGTCCTTGCGGAACTTACTAATGTCAAAAGGTTTTCCCATTTTAATTATCCACTTCCATACTGAGTGCTTCTTTGATTACTTCAAAGAGTTCTGCTTCGGTAGCACACATAACTTTGCAGTTCTTCCAATCATTTTCTTTGTCTCTTCCACCGACTTCAATCATAAAGCCGTTATCATAACGATTGATAGTAAATGATTCATTTACTTTTGACAGTTTATTTAATTTTTTTGCCATATTATTCTCCTTGTTATTTGTGTATACCATTAGTATACACGTTAAATGGTTGCTTGTCTAGCATGTCTGGACATTTTTCTGCCATTGAATCAATTTCCCAATCTTGAGGGAAATGTCTTAATGCACCTCTAGCTCTATCTCTAATGATGCTAGGCACTCTGGGTGTACGACCTGGGTCGCATAGTTCCTCCAACAATTTTTTACCTTGCTTAATGGCTCGGTAGCGTTCGTCTGGTAGTGTCATAGTGTTCTCCTAAGGAAGGGGCCGAAGCCCCATCGCCTATTAAGATTTATTTTGTCTAGCACGAATCATTGCTAGAATGTCTTGTGCTTTGTCACTTGACGTACCTGATGTTGGTACTTGAATAGGTGCAGTAGTTACGGCTGGTTCATCTTCCCATGGTGCTGAGGATTCAGCAACAGGTGCTACTGCGGGGGTGCTGGTTCCAGCAGACACAGTTGGTTTTTCCGCTGTCGCTCCAGCTGGTGCTTCTAGTCCCCAAGGACGATAGTATGCGCCCCAACGTTCGTTGTCGAACGGTTGACCATCAACTGATGCTTCAAACATTTCCTTGATGATACGTACTTCAGCTTCTGTTGGCTTCTTGGGCAAAAAGTCTTTTAGATTGAACAAGCCATGTGCTTCAATAGCGGCTTGTTCTGCTTCAGTTAATGCGCTTTCTTTACGTGCCCAGTTACTAGTAGAATAATCTGCATAACCACCTTTACTTGTTTTCTTAATATTGAAATCAAGACCACGCATAAAGTCTGTTGGCAATTCTTCAATCTCAGGATCCATCAATCCAGATTTAACGATTGGGATAATTTGTGGGCTGATGATGAATCTACGAATAGGGTTCGCAGGAGTCTTGTCATCGCCTAGTGGGTTTTGACGAACAAAACCTTGGAATAGATAACTACGTTTCTTCCAATACTTGTTTGCCATTTCTTTCAATGTTTCGTCTTTGTACCAAGGACGAACTTCTGCCAAGATAGGGCAAGCATCGCCATACATTTCCATACACGGAACTTGTACAACTGTTTGTTTAACGTTAGGATCACCCTTGACACCATTGAATGGCAACTTGATGATTTGTTTTTCAACCCAGAAGAAATCATTCTTTGAGTCGCCGTCCGGCAAGAAACGAATTGTAGCAGTAGTGCCTTCATCCATGTTCCAGTGGGGGTAGACTGAGTTGTCTGATTGGGTGTTAGAACCCTTGTTGCTTGACTTGTTTTCTTGTGCCGCGATACGAGCACGAATTTCTGCTAATGATGCCATGATATTTTTCCTTATAAAATTGAGATGGTCTCGTTTTTGATATTCGCTACTTCACCGTGAAGTAACTAACACAAATGTAAGTATAGCAAATGCTTACAAGTATGTCAATAGTATTTATGCCAGATGTGGGAAACCTCACCTTTTAAGTGAGGTTTTTGAAAACTTATTTACCCAATAAGCGTCTTATAGTATCCAAGTCTTCTTGACCTTCGCCAACTAGATCACCGATTGTTGCTGGCTTGTGTGCTTTAGGACCTTTGTTGCGCCATTGGCCAGCTTCACCTGTTGTGTAGTCACCTGCAAACTCGCTCTCAGCTACACCTTGTTCTTTTTCTTTTTGGCGCTTCTCTAACTCTTTAGCGTATTGCTTGATTTTTTCACGGAAAGGCTTATCCCAATTTTGGTCGTTATCACCTTTAGGTGAAGATTTAACAGCGTCATACTGGCCTGTGTCAACATCTTCTTCGTCTACACGCTTTTCAACATCACTGTACGCCATGCTTGGCTTGCCGTTTTCTGGGTTACGAACACCAGCTTTCTGTTTCAAGTCTTTAAGCAAATCTTCTTTGTCACCACCGGTAACGATTCTATCAAGTGCTTTAACACCCTTCTTAATTGCATCAGCAAAACCTTCTTCTAAGTCAAAGGCTTTTAAGTTACCTTCTTCAGTTTCATCGTTGTGTGATAATGTTTCTGCTCCGGCTGCTTCTGATAAATCATCTTCTGGAGCTTCATTACCATCTTCTGCTGTTTCACCTTCTTTAGACTCAGGAGGTTCCTCACTTGCTTCGCCACCATCGCCACCTTCTAACAATTTGTCAGCCCATTCAGCTAATGCATCAACTTCTTTCATCTCACCTAAGTTCTTTTGTAGCTTAGATAATATTGGCATCACACTTTCAATACGAGGGTCAAGTGTTTCTTGAACAAACAACTCATTTAAATTAGTTTCTTCAACTTCATCTTCCATCAATGAAGGAGTCCAACTTTCAAAATATTTATTGTAACCTCTACCACCAGCCATACGACTTAGTGTTTCACGTAATTTAGTATAGTGATTTGCACCCTCTAGTACTAGACGCTGTGCTGATTCGTTGAATTGACCATTTCTTGTAGCACGAACAAATCCTGCCATTTTGTTATAGTCTTCAACTAATGATGTAATATGATTGGCTCTGTCATCATATGGTGTGCCACCTTCAGCTATATGTCTAGCATATACTCTAGCGATACCAGGCTTAATTGTAGGTAATAAGAAAC